TTTTTGTTAATAAACTTAAGTAATCCCACAACATGTTGTTTTGAATTAGGCAACATCGCACCCGCACGAACAAAGGTATTATTATATTGTTCAATCAATCTTGCAAGTTCTGGGTTTCTTTCTAGTTCTCGAAGAGTGTCTCCCGCAATTTTGTTGAATAAAAATCCCGCAGTACTTAAATAACTGGTGACCTCTTTGGTTTCAGTTTCAGACATGGTAGCTGCAGATGCATCAGTTAACATTGCATCTTGTCCCCAAACATTAGTTGAATTGGGTGGATTTTTTACACCATATGATGCTCTCATGTTTTCAAAACTAGTACCAGTATAAGTCGTATGCCAGACGATACCTATTTTAGATTTGTTTATTGTCTTTGCACTTTCTGAATTAAATGGTACTGCGTAAACAATCGTATTAGGATGAAAGGTTAAATAAAGTTCTCCGTCTATCTTTTTCTTTTCTAAATCTTTTTTTGCAAACAAGAAATCTCCTTGTATTACTCCTTTGATATTCAAAGGTTTTAAATGTTTTAATGCAAGTTTCATTTTTATCGCAAGGTCACCGTCCATATCTGCATCTATTTGTGAAGGTGATTTGTAAACCTTTGGACTTTTTGCAAAGACACCTTTCTTTGCAACGAAAAACTCTCCGTCTCTAGGGTCTTCACCACAAAAGATTGCAGGCGCACCGTCCCATTTTACTGATAACTTACCAGTTGTTTGACCCGCTAACATATCTCTTAGTTGTCTTAGTGCATTGATAGCTTCTCGTGTACCCTTAACACCACCATACAAGACCTTGTCTTCTATGTGGGTCATATGAGTATTTTTTTGTTCAAATAATTCTATCACTTGACTCCTGAGTATAACATTTTTAACATTGTATATTGTCCTAATCTACCTTGACCCCTAGAACCTTTTGAGGCTTTTATGCTTTTGTCACTTCTTATTGTCATAATAATAGTTTTAGAATCTTCGGGTGTTTTAATGTCAATAAAATATTCTTGTACCGATTTTTTATTTAGATATGCATTATGACTTATCACTAATGGTAAGATGTCTGCAATATCGTCTCCTTTTTGTTCTGCTTTTTTACCAACAGCTTTAACTAATATCAAAGGAACTGTTTCTCCTTTTCTTTGTATGTTAAAGGTACTTTTTACCCACTTAACAAAATCAGGTGTACTCATGTCATTTAAAACTTTACACATTTGTTGTCTTGATACTTTTAACATTTCTTTATAAAGTTCGTCTGCAAATTCTCTATTGTTTAAAAATAAATCTACAAATAAAGGAGTGACATCCCCTTTTCTTTCTATGTAATTACTTTTTTTTGCAACTTCTTCAATTCCAGGCAATTTAGAATATACTCTACTCCACAATGCATCTTCAAGTGGTTTCATATCAACACCTAATCTTTTATATTGTGTAGCGACGTAAGTATTTGTTAAAGGTTCTTTAGATTTTTTCGTACCTGCTTTTAAACTAATACCAATAGATTTTTTATTTTTAAAAAATACAAATATATCTCCCGCATGTTTTTCAGGAATGCCTCTTGGTTTTTCTCGATATCCCCAGACAACTTTATCAATTGGTTTATCATTGTGTAAGTCATAAAGATAGTCTGTTATACCTATTGCATTTTCTAGTTTATCTTTCAACATTTTATCTGACATCGTTGTAAGATTATCAATAACTTTTTTACCTGACTCAATATTACTTGCATTGACAAATGTTTTTTTAGTCTTTGCAGTATTAAGATTTACTTTATATAAAAACTTTTTAAAGTCTTCAACACTTCTAGGTTTAAAGTTCATGTTAAATGCAAGTGCGGGAAATAGTTCAGTGACACTTGCATTTTGCGTAGTATCAACTCTTTCTCCTAAGTAATTTTTAAATTTTATCATTTACTTTTCTCATGTGCAATCCATTTTTTTGCGATTGGATTTCTTGGTTCTTCTTCTGCAAATTTTTTCATAATCTTATATGCACGAGTACTTTCTTTAGTATAGTCTTTTCCGTCAGAATTGTCAACTATTATTAATCTATTTTTAAATGTTCTTTGATACTTACCAATATTTTTTTGAACATTATCCCACATCGTTGATATTTCTTCTGGGTCTAGTTTTCTTTCTCTTTCTGAGTTTCTACGGAGTGCAGTTTCTTTATCAGTATTAACAAATATCATTGCAGTAGAATATCCTAATTGTTCTAGTTTATCTTTTTGGTCTAATATTTTCATTGCATCACGACCCGTACCGTCTATCACAAGTCCAAGTCTACCTTTTAGATATGTTCCTTGTTGTTTTGCAGTCAACTCTTTTGCTTTATTACGGATTTTTTGTCCTTTGTATGAGAAAATATTATCAGGGTTCATTACTAACTTTGCATCTTGCATTGCTCTTTCGAATGCAGTATCAGAATTTACTACTCGAAAACCTAGTGAAGTAAGACCCGTTTTTCCAACGATAAAAGATTTACCACTTCCAGGCCCACCCGCAAGAAATATAGCTTTAAAAATTGCGGGGTCATTGACGCCTTCTTCTAAATAGGTACTAAAATTGAACATAGTACTATTTATAAGGTTCAAAATTTAACGGTTGTGTTTTCTTCCTTATATTGTTCTATGACATCACGGAGTGGTCTCACCCAATCGTCTCTATGTTCGATATAGAGTATTGGAGTGCGTTCATCAACTGCAATAAGAGTGACGAGTTGTGTTATGGGAACTCCCGTGCGTTCTTCCCACATGATTGCGTAAGCACATTCTTGCATAAAGTAAGAATGACACCATTCTCTCTTTTTGAACTTACGACTTGTTTTGAAATCAATAATAGATGTTTGTCCATTAAACTCTGCAACACAATCTACTCGTCCCGCAACTCCAAGATGCGTAGAATAAAGTGGAGCTTCTTGTGCATAAACAGTTCCTATCGCATCATCCATAATTGCTCTCATAGATTGAAAAGTCTCAATATTATTGGGCATAACACCTTTTAAATAGTCTGGGTCATTATCTAAATACTTTTCACATATAGTGTGTACCGAAGTCCCTCGACTTGATGCTTGTTTTGATATTCTATTTGCTTCTTCTTCACCGACTCTTTTACGCCACTTCGCAATACTGTCTCTACTGAGTATTGATAATACTGTGGTAATTGATGGTAATTCTATTTCATCGGGTGTGACATACTTACGACCTTCGTCTGTAGTCACCGTTGACATTTCCGTTAGTTTAACGGGTTCGTGTTTAAACTTTCTCGTCCTTTTTATTTTCATATTTTTTTAACGTCTCTTCTTGTTCGTCAATATATTCTTTGTAAGGACAATTTTCTTCTTCGTCTTTTTTTTCTTTCCCGAAAAACATATTAAAGAAATTTAGTTTATTCCACCACATTTTAGTATATATTATACAGATATCTACAATTATTGTCAAGTATTTTTAAATATAACATGTAAGTTTCCATCTAATGGAGCTGCGTTTGGATTTTGAATTACAATAACTTCTTCTATGATATCTTCTATCAAGTCTAATTTTTTTAATTGATTAGTTAAAGATGTAGAGTTATCTTGTTCAAATAATCTTATTAGGTTTAAACTCGCAAACGCTTTACCATTTTTACCTAGTAAACCATAAAAATCTTTTAGATTATTTTGAATATCTGAACTAAAATGTAATGCACATTGACTCATAATATTTTTGTATGTTCCTTTATTCTTTTTAAAATAACTTTGTTCTTTATCTAATTCAACTTTACTATCAAATGAGTTTCCATATACTTTTATCCAGTTTGATGCATTACTTTGAATACCAATATTTACACCAGATGCACTATTCATATCTACTTCGTATTCGTTATGTGCGTGTGCAAAATAAACTGGGTCAACTCCGTGAACATCATAATATGTTTTCCAATAATTTGTACCACAACCAACATCAAGTATTTTTTCTTTTGTATTTAAATAATTTTCAATAAGATAAAATCCTACTAACGAAGTAAATTTAGTGGTAAAAATCTTTCTTGGTAAAGTAAAGGTATTTAATTCTGGTGGTGGTTGCCAATCAAACCAATCAAGTATAATATCATATTCTTTATCTAATTTTTTATATAAATTAGTTTTAATAAATTTACTTTTCCAATCAGTAAATCTTTTTGAGTTTGCAAAATCTACTGCAGAATTATAATAATCAATCTTCATACTTTATATATGCAAGAAAAGTCAACCCTAAAGTTGACTTTCCTTGTTTTAAGATTAAGACGCTTCTGCGTACTCTACTGCTTTTTCAACAGCCTTAATCTTTCTACTTTGGTTTCTACCAAACCATGCAGACGCCATTCTTGAGTCTGACTCTCTTCCCATCTTGTGGTCAGTTAAATAAGTCACACTGTTTAATGCATCCCACCAAGTGTTTTTTGCACCAAGTTCTGCACCAGGCTGTGTCTCCAAGACTGCATACGCATCTTGTCCGTTTGCAGACAAGTCTTTGTATGTATTAATCTTGATAGGTTTCTTACCTTGGTAAGTTCTAGGAAAGACTTCATTGTAATACTCAATGATTGCTTTTGAACTGAACTTTTTACTTGCAAGAAATTCTGCAACTTCTTTGTATTGAGAAAACTTCTCACTTGCAAGTCCCATAGTTTCTTTAACATGGTCTGCGTCAAACACTTTTCTATGATTAAGTTTTGCACCTTGGTTTTTAACCGATGCAAGTGCCATACTCAAAGTATTATTACATACCACCCTGATAGGAGTAAATCTAATATCAATAGACTTACCGTACTCATGCGGATTTGCAAATAATAAGTATGAGTCAACTTGGTCTTCATTACCGACACTAAATGACTCTTTGACTTTTGCAAGTCCCCAAACCATTTTACCGTCTCTCAAAGACCCCGCAGTTTCCATACTCATGTCACCCGCATAACAGTATTCCGAAAAGAACTCAAATGCTTCTTCATTCTGAACGGGATACCACTTCTTACCTACCTGAGTAAGAACTTTATTATCCGAACTTCTTACGAGTGCCTCCTGACCCGTAGGAACTTCTATATCACCAACCTTTGCATAGGTTGGCACCTTTTCGACAGACCAATCAAGACCTGCTTTCACCATTATCTGGTTAGGAGTTAAGTCATCACTGACTTTCGTCCCTAGACCATGCCAAGGAACTTCCCCCGCATACGCCATTGTTTCAACTGCATCGACCATATTTACCTCTTAATCGTTTAAATTGAAATAAGGTTGAATTTCGCCTTTGATAATTGCATCAACGAAATCAACCGCCTCATAACCGTGACCACCAATGTGCCACTGATATTCTTCTGTTGGAGTCATTCCAGTTTTCCAATTGTAAACTGTCGCTTCAACATATTCATAATCTGTCTCACCATATTCATCTGTAAAGAAAATTTTACCTTGAATACACCATTCTGTATTTACTTTATCATATGGGTCACCACTTGAAAAAGAAGGTTTTCCGAATAGTTGTTTTAACTGACTATAAGTAGCTTCAACACTATATCCTTGTAGACTAGTACTTCTAGTTAGATGTTCTACAATCTCATACTCACATTTTTCAGATGTGATTTCACCTATTTGTTCAGAACTTATTAACATTATATGTTTGCCTCCTCTAACATTGAAAGAGGCACTCTGTAATGTTTACCTCTCATTTGAACAACTGCTTTCTTTTGTTTAATCTCAATGATTGTACCAAAAGTTTTTTTAG